GCGAACTTCGAGCACGGCAAGAAATTGCAGGACATGCTGCGGGTGCCGCCGCCGCGCATCCTCGTTCCCTCCAGCGTATCGCAGGAGGCGGCATGACCGGCGTGGTCGATCTTCACATTGAGGCGCGCAATCGCAGGCAAGCGGAAGCGCCGCCGAAGCTAAACGATGTCGTCACCGAGGACTCGGCGGCGCTGGAATTTGTCGACAGCCATTGCGACCAGCTTCGCTATTGCCACACAACTGGCGCGTGGTTTCGGTGGAACGGCGTGTTCTGGCAGCGCGACGAGACCGGCAGCGCCTTCCAATGGGCCCGTGAACTGGCACGGCAACTGGCGGAGGATCAGGACAAGCGCGGCCGATACATGACCAGCAAGGTCACTTTTGCGTCGGCCGTCGAGCGCTTCGCCCGGGTTGATCCGCGTGTTGCGGTGACGTTCCAATATTGGGATTCCGATCCGTGGAAACTCGGCACCCCGGGCGGCACCGTCGATCTGCAAACCGGTGTCCTATCCGATCCCAGACAGGATGATGGAATCACCAAGGCAACGTTCGTTGCGCCGCTCGACCACGACTGTCCGCGCTGGAAACGCTTTCTCAACGAAGCGACACGCGGCGACGATGCGCTGATCCGCTTCCTTCAGCAATGGAGCGGTTATTGCCTGACCGGCATTACCCGGGAGCATGCGCTGGCGTTTGTTCACGGCAACGGCGGCAACGGTAAATCCGTCTTCATCAACGTCCTGACGTCGATCCTGAAGGATTACGCCGCGAATGCGCCGATGGAGACCTTCACATCCGGGAAGTTCGCCAGCCATCCGACCGACCTTGCGATGCTGCGGGGCGCGCGCATCGTCACCGCGTCCGAGACGGAAGAAGGGCGTGCCTGGGCGGAAGCCCGCATCAAGCAGATGACGGGCGGGGACCCGATCACCGCGCGTTTCATGCGGCAGGATTTTTTCACCTACAAGCCGCAGTTCAAGCTGACCATCATCGGCAACAACCAGCCTGTGCTGCACAACGTCGACGACGCGGCACGGCGGCGCTTCAACATCATCCCGTTCATTCACAGCCCCGAGAAGCCGGATCGCGATCTTGAGCGCAAGATCATGATGGAGGCGCCCGGGATCCTGCAATGGATGATCGAGGGCTGTCTCGACTGGCAGCGCAACGGCCTGTGCCGGCCGGAAAGCGTCACAGCGGCGACGGCGGCTTACTTCTCCGAACAGGACCTGATGGGCCAGTGGTTGGAGGACTGCTGCGATGTGAAGAAGGATCGCGGCCCGAATGGTCTATGGGACCGCTCTTCCGACCTGTTCGAGTCGTGGTCCGAGTACGCGCATAAGGCCGGCGATGAGCCGGGCAGCAAAAAGTCGTTCGGTCAATCAATGCAACGACGCGGCTTTGAGCCGTACCGGATTCCCAATGTCGGGACCCGTGCTTTCCGCTTTGTGCGGCTCAGGACGATGACCAACGGGAGTGACGCGTGACGCATAATGACGCGTTTCCCCATATAACTCTGTTTACCCGTGATAGCGCGCGCGTCATGAGGCTTAACGGGAAAATCCATCACCACGCGTCACGCGTCACTGATCGCGATCCTTGCGCGTCCGCTCCACAAAAACACGTCACCACGCGTCACCCGATCCGCCGGGCTCACTCACCCGGTGGCGCGACGGGGATCGTGTCATCCGAATTGCCCCTCGGCATGGCGCGATCCTCGTCCACTCCATTCCGCCGGCTCCGGTTCAGCGTACCGGCGGCAACCGGCGAGGGACCCCATCGCCACATGCTGCCTGTCGTGGTGGTGCGGTCCCTCGCTGACCTTGCGGGGAGGCTTGCATGACAACTGAGACGATGGATCGCGCTGTCGACGTGTTCGGCGCCATGTTTGCGAAGATCGCGGACGAACACGCGGCGACTGCTGCCCGGATCGGAATGCGAGCAATCAACCAGATCGTTGAAAACGCCGATATCGAGGCTGCGACCGCGCTGTATCGCTTCCGGCATCGGGTGAGCCGGGCGGACTATCTCGCGTTGCAGGTGATGGCGCGGAAAGTGATCGAGGCTCGCATCGAGGCGTGGCGCGCCGCCGGCTGGAAGAAGCCGAAGGATCGGCAATCGTGACCCGCCAGATCCTGCCTCAGCGCCGCGCTTGCGAAACATTTCCGATCCGTTTCTGGAATCAGCAGTTCTACGTGACCGTCGGCTTCTACCCTGACGGCCGGGCTGGCGAGGTCTTCATCGACGGTGGCAAGACCGGGCAAGGACGTGCAGGCCACTGCGCGCGATGCCGCTGTGGTGTTGTCTCTGGCCCTTCAGCACGGCACGCCGCTGCAAACGATCAAGCGCGCCATTTCGCGCGACGGCGCCGGCAATCCGGCGGCGATCGTCGGCGCCATCATCGATCACCTGACGGAGGACGGCATTGCCGGAGCATAAGACCATTGCCGGGCAGCCGATTGATGCAGCGCGGCAAGGATTGACGGAGCGGCAGCGGCACGTCTGCGATCTGCTTGTTCTCGGGCTTTCCACTAAGGAGATATCGGCGCGCCTCGACATCAGTCCTCGGACTGTTGAGGAACATCGCGCCGAAGTGTTCCGCAAACTGGGCGTGCGGAATGCCGTCGAGTTGGCCCGCGTTTCCCTTCAGAAGGAAGAGATTCATGGACATGGATAGACAATTCTGGGCCGCGTGCCGAACCTTCACCGGACGTGAACACGCAGTTCGAGGGAAGCTCGAGGAAGGCAACCGTGGAGCGTTCCTCCCGACATATGTTCGCTCGTATATTTCCGGCGGTCGTCTGTCTGTTACTGAACGTGCCGCAGTGCCAGGCTATGTGTTCTTTCTGACGACCGATGATGATTGGCCGCCTGTGCAGAATATCGATGGTGTTATTGGCGTTTTGACAGCCCCAGCGACAGCCGCAGCCGATCGCGACAGCGTAATGCGGATATCGGTGGACGAAATGGCCCGCATGGTGTTCGATCATGCAGACGGGAGTCTTGATCGATTTGAGGTCGGAACGAACTACGGCCCGTCGCGTAGAGGTCGCCGGAAGAGTCGGAAGCCGCGCCCGAGCAAGCGCGCCCGCTTCAAATAGCATCGCGATCCCGTAGTTCTACGGGTATACACCGAGGCAAATCATCAGCATTGTGTCGCCCAACAGCGACGTGGTTCATCCTTTCCGCTGGGCAACGAAATGGCGTTGCCGCTTTGGACAACTATGTCTGAATCACAGACTGGAGAGGTACAGCGCCGCACCACGCTCACGCCCGGTGCGGCGAGAGTTCACTTCTTGCCACCCTTCGGTGATGCGGATTGCATCAGGCCCTTCATGCTGGGGTTAGCGGCGATCGTTTTAGGCTTTTCCTTCTTGGGCTTCTTCTTCTCGCGATTGCCGCGTTGTTCACCTTTGGCCATAGCTCAACCCTCCGGCCCGGAGTGGGCCGAAGTCGATCCTATCACAACGGGATAAAATAAGCGCGGCACTCGACTAACCCGCCGTCGACTCCAGGATACTGTTGAGCATCGCCAACGTCATGTCATTCACCACGCCTTCGCGGCTCTTAACGACTTCCATGTAGATTTCAAGAGCGTGAGGGAATTGACCGGGAATGAGAGCGCCCCTTTGCTCTAAGCAGCCGATCAAAACCTGAAGAGCGGCTGTCGAAGCGGCCATGTGGGCAGCTAGAACCTCGCCGTCTGAACTGAGTTGTTTGGGCATAGTGTGGCTCACCGGTGTTTGTTATGGGCGAAGTCGTCATCCTGCTGATAATCCGAGATGAATGCGAGCAGGAACCAGACGCCCGTAAGCGTCACATCTAGATGACAATCGCACATGCCGCTCGATATGGTCATGGATCATGACAACGCAGGCCCGACGAGATCGCGACGCCCTCCGTCGAGAGCTGTCGCCACACCGCAAGCTCTACGACTTGGCAATTTGGCGCGGTCGCGACGGATTGAGAGAGCAGCAGTTAGCGCGACAGCCCTTATGCGAGCGCTGCCTGTCGCAAGGCAAGACGACGCTGGCCACAACGGTGAACCATCGCGAGCCGCACAAGGGCGACTGGGCACTGTTCATCGACCCCGTCAATCATGAGAGCGTCTGCAAGGAGCACCACGACTCCACCATCAAGGCGGAAGAAAACCGAGGCTACACCATCGGCACCGATGTGAACGGCAGGCCGGTCGACCCCAATCATCCATGGAATGCGAGGTAATGTCTCAATGGTGCTGGTTTTCGACCAACAGCAATGTCCATGTGTAGGGCAGAAGCGGCGTGTAGGCATGTCCAGCTACTGTGCAACGCACACCTCCTACGACATAGCCGTCGCCGTTCTGCGGGAGCTTGTCACCCTTTCCGATCTTACCATTGGGCGTCTTATCGATTGTGCCATCCTTGCGAAGAACGACGCACATCAACTCGTTGGTTTCTTCAATGTCCGGCAGGTCCATGAGTAAGCTTTCCTCTCGATGAGCCCCTGATAGGGAGGGGTGGGTCGAAAGTCTAGGGTGTGGGAGGCGGCTACCGCGCTGGGAGGTGCCTTCGCACCGAGAAGAAATTCCAGATGGGGGGATGATCGGGTTTTGAGGTCGAAAACGGATGAGTAATCCCGATCTGACGGCCATTTCTGGCAACGATGGCCTGCCTCCAGAACCGGACTGGCGAACGATCTTCGCGGACGATGACGATCTCGCAATCGCTCATGATCAATGGGGCATCGTCGTCCGTGAATTGCGCGACGCCGGCACGCTGGCAGTCTCGAACGGTCATGCCATCAAGCGTCTCGTAGAATTTCGGGTGCAGTACGAGCGCGCCGCGCGCCATGTCGCCGAGAAGGGCGCGATCCTGGCGCCAACGAGCAAAAAGGCGAAGGTCGGCCAATGGAATCCATTCTGGTCCGTGATGCGGCAGGCCGCTCAGGACATCAACCTTGCGGAGGCCGAGTTAGGAATCGCGCCGGTGCGACGCGGGAAGGCGACGAAGGTGCAACGTGGCAAGAAAGCCCCGCGCGCCGCGGATAACTATCTCAAGGCAGTACCCAAATGATCCGGTCACGGCGTTCGCGCGTGATCTTGTCGACGGAAGGCTGATCGCCGGCGACCTGCAACGCTACGCTGGCGAGCGTCACCTGCGCGACATTGTTGACGGCGAGAAACGCGGCATCTTCTGGAGGTACGAAGAGAAGGCGGCGCGAGTTGTTGGATTTTTCCCGGCGGTGCTGTCGATCACGGCCGGCACGAAAGCGGGCCAGCCTTTCGATCTGCTGCCGTGGCACATGTTCTCGGTGGGCTCACTCTTCGGATGGGTCACGTCGAGCGGTCGGCTTCGGTTTCGGAGTGGATGGTTTGAAACGGGGAAGGGCCAAGCGAAGTCGCCGATGATGGGCGGCGTCGGCATTTGCCTGATGGGTTATTATGGCGTCCCACGCGC